AAGTTTTGTCTGATATGACATTAGTAGGTCAGGACATAGTAGCGCAGTTAAGATACCCCAAAGCTATATGGGATATTGGCGAAACTGCTCCTGTAACATATTTTACCGAGAGTGACCCTGACTACTTAGCCGGAGTTAAGATAGATATTACAATGGAATTACCTTACCTAAACGATAGATGCCAAGTGCCTTCTATTTATACATACTAAGATGATAGGAAAAAAGATTAACCAATTAGCTACTGAGTTAGCTCCTGAGAGTACAGATTTAACTATAATAGGTGACCCGACAACCGGAGTAAGTAAGAAGATAACACTTGCTCAATTAGGGGCTATTTTTAGCGGTGCAGTTAGCTTTTATAATGACTTAGCTTCGTTCCCTGTGAGCGGAGATATTAACGTTATTTATTGCGCCAAAGACACCCAGAAACTTTACTTATGGTCTGGCTCTGCTTATGTAGAGGTATTCCCTTCACAAGCTTTGTTAGATACTTATCAGCTAAGAAGTGAAAAGGGTAACGCTAATGGCTATGCTTCTTTGGATAGTGGCGGTAAAGTTCCTATCAGTCAGCTACCGAGTTCTATTATGGAATATAAGGGAACTTGGAACGCAGCGACTAACACACCTACACTTGCAAACGGAACAGGAGACACAGGAGACGTTTATATTTGTAACGTAGCAGGAACAGTAAACTTTGGCGCAGGTCCGATTACTTTTGCGGTTGGCGATTATGTAATTTATTCAGGAACTATATGGCAGCGTTCAAGTGGTGCGGTTGGCACTGTAACAAGCGTAGCTGCATCTATTACAGGGGATAGCCTTACAATTAGTGGCTCTCCTGTAACTACATCGGGAACTTTGGCTTTTGCTTTTAATGGCACAACGGCTCAGTATATTCGTGGTAATGGTACTTTAGAAACCTTCCCTTCTTTAACAGGCTTTGTTCCTTACACGGGTGCAACTGCTAACGTAGATTTAGGAACGCATACTTTACTTGCTGCTAAAGGTACTTTTTCAAGTTCTGGTAGTGGCGATACAGTTGGCATAACACATTCAAGCGGTAGTGGTATTGCTTTAAATATCACTAAGGGTGGTAATGGCGAAGGCTTATACATAAACAAAACAAGCGGTTCGGGTAACGCTGCTACAATTATAGGTACGTTAAACGCAACTACTTTAGTAAAGTCGGGCGGCACATCTTCGCAATTTTTAAAAGCCGATGGTAGTGTAGATAGTTCAACTTACTTAACTACAAGTGCTGCATCTTCTCTTTACCTTCCATTAGCAGGTGGTACTATGACAGGTGCTATAATTGGCACTACTTCTACATTTGCAAATGCAGGAAGTGGCATAGGTGTAGAAATTACAAATAGTAGCACAGGCGATGGCTTAAAAATTAATCATTCATCAGGTAGAGCATTAAACATAGCATCAAGTGCAAGCGGCTTTGGTATTATCATAAATAATACAACGGCATCTACATCTGCACCTTTTACAATTCAAAAGCAAGGTAGCAACGTTATTACTTTGTCAGACAACGGAGCAGCTAACTTTGCAGGTCAGCTTACATTAGGTTCTACAATTACAAACGGCACTAACACTTTTACGCTACCAAGTGCTACCGGAACATTAGCTTTAACAAGTGCAATTCCTGCTAACCCTGTTGGTGGAACAGGTACTACAAACTACCTACCTAAGTTTACAGGTGCAAGTACAATAGGTAATAGTTCTATTTCAGATAATGGTACAGGTAGAGTTTCTATTGGTACAACAAGTTTCAATGATAGTTTTGTAATTAGCAATTCAGGAGCAGCAGGTTGGGAATTTAGCAATACAGGTTCAGTTATTACTTACAATAGAAGTACGGCTGCTTATATTCCTATGACTTTTGAGGCTTCTAATTATATTTTGAATAGAGGCAATTTAGGATTAGGAGTTACACCGAGTGCGTGGAATACGGTAACAGGATTTCAAGTTGGTAGAGCAAGTATTTATGGTTATGCTGCAAATGATGGCGGCTTTCAAATAAATACTTATTATGGCAATAGTTCTTTTAGGTATATAGCTAATGGAACTGCCGAGCAAATACGATTTGAAGATGGTGCTATTAAATTTAGACAAGCTCCATCAGGAACGGCAGGTAACGCTATATCCTTTACCCAAGCAATGACGTTAAACGCTTCTGGTAATTTATCAATAGGAAACACTAATGATACATATAAACTTGATGTAACAGGTACGGGAAGGTTTACAAGCAGTTTAAGTGCGGTATTTAATTCAACTACTAATAATCCATATATTAGATTTGACCAAAGTGGTTCTGCTAAATTTTTTATAGGTGAAAGGAGTGCAGTTAGTGGAGATGGTGGAACAGGTTATGATTTATATACAGTTGCAGGAAATGATTTAAGGTTTTTTGCAGGAGCAACAAAGGCATTAACACTTGCTACTACAGGAGCAGCTACATTCTCAAGTAGTGATACTAATGGATGGTATGCAGGATTTTCTAATTCAGGAACAAACTTTGCTTATATAGGAGCAACTTTACAATTTGCAAATAGTGGTGGTAGTTCAACTGATTTTGGTATAAGGTCAGCTAATGCACTTGCATTTTATACAAGTAGCGGAAACGAACGTATGCGCATAACCTCAGGCGGTAACGTAGAAATTAACACAGGCTCAATAAAGACAGGAGAACCAGACACGGGGTATGGCAGGGCAGCAATCAAGATAGGTGCAAGAAATACAGGACAAGCATTTGACTCAGGCGGTCACTTACCTGTAAACATAGACGGAACAATTTATTACATCAATCTTTATTCATCATTACCATAAAAAAATAAAATGGCATTAGAAACAAAATGGGTTGTAGTTCAAATGGATACCGCCCCAAGTGAAGACACTTTAACAGACGTAGTTAAAAGAGTGCATTATCGTTACGAGGGTACAGACGAACAATACTTTGCAGATATTTACGGAGTATTGTCTTGCGAAACACCTTCGGAAACTGACTTTACTGCTTACGAAGATTTAACTTACGAGCAAGTATGTACTTGGTTAGAAGCTGGTCTTAATGTAGAAGCTATGAATGAAAACTTAGCTACTCAGATTGAGAACCTTAAAAACCCACCGATTGTAAATTTACCTTTGCCATTCAACAATCCACAATTATCTTTACAAATAAAAAACAATGAAAATGAAGTACAAACAACTATTACAATTAGTGAGCCGTCTTAACAACGTTATCGGCAATCAGGAAACAAAAGTTCAAAAGAAACTTTTTAAAGTCCAAGAAAAGATTAGTAAGAGCCTTGAAGATTACAACAAGCAAGTTGAGGAATTAAGATTAGACAACGCTTCGGTAGACGAAAAAGGTATTTTGTTACTTAATGAAAAAGGGGATTACAAATTTTCAAAGGAAGGCATCAAGAAGCTGACTAAGGACATTGAGGCTTTAAATGATAAAGAATTTGACTTTGTAATAATTAACGTGGTCAATCCACAAGGCTTGGAAGATTTTACCTTCTTAGAAGATTGGACTACCGGCATAGAATTTAACAAACAAGAAGAAGAAGAACTATAAATGGAAAATAACCACCAAGCAGACCAATCAACAATGGTATCATTAGTAAGCGCAACAATTAGCATTACAAGTATTCAACCACTATTCACATTGATTGCAAGTTTGGTGGCTATTGTTTCTGGCGGTATGGCTATACGCTATTACTATAAAATGACTAAGAAACTAAAATGAGATTAATACTTTTAGCTTTATTACTTACTTCGTGCGCTTCGGTTAAGAAAGCATCGGAGCGTTTAGATAGCACAGTAGTCAAAACTTTTGATTCTGTGCGTGTAGTCGTTTTAGATAGCGTTACTAAAATAGTAGAAAAGGAAGAGTATTTTACCAAGACCATTACTTACTACGATACTTTGTGGGTTACTAAGGATAGTATGATAACAGTTCCTAAGTACACCGAGACCTACACAAGAGGCACAAAAGAGAAGCAAACGGATAGTAAGCAGACCAAGACTGATTCAATGGCTCTAAATCGCACAGAAACAACCCAAATTTCGAAGATAACTAAAAATAAGGATAAGTCCTTTGGCGAGTTCTATAAGGCTCTAATAGCCCTTATATTGATAATAACGCTAATCTTATTCTTTTGGAGACGTAAATAATATGGCAAAAGCAGCAAAAAGCGTAAACGTATCGGCAAACCCGTTACCTATTACATTCAAGGAATTTAGTAAAAACCCTGTTGTTGGTATGCTATTTTTATGTATCTGCGGCATTAGTTATTTGTATATAGACAACGCAAAGCGTAACGAAAAGCAAGACGAAAAGATAGGGAGCTTGTATGAAATGGTGCGTAAAAGTGATAGCAGCAACGCAGCAAGTACGGCTCGTTTAGAAATGGCAGTAGACTTAAAGGCTTTAAAAAAGTTTAAGTAAATGCGTTATTTGATATTGGTAGCATTGATAGGTTGCGGAGTTAAACAAGACACGCAATTAGAAACGCTTAAAAATAAAGTAGAACAAAGCCAGATGCAGAGTGTAGAGGTGCAAGGTGTGGCAGCTCAGGATAATAAAAAGGTAATTACTAAGACAGTAAAAACAATAGTTACCTTAAAGGAAACAGTAAAAGAATTAAAAACAGAACTAAATGAAGTTAAGGCTAAATTGGATTCTGCTAATTCTGTCGATACTAATAGCACCAAGTTTCAGCTTCGCCCAATACGTTAAGAAGATAGGCGGCGAGGACAAGATTGTTATTAGCCGGTCAGAAGGCGAGAAGATTAACAACTCTTTTGATAGCCTAACTAATTTAGTAAGCTACCAGAACACCCGTATAGATAGCTTATTAAGAGCTAACATTAAGACAAGAGATAGCCTACGCATTGACTTACTTACCTTAAAAGATACTTTAACACAACGCAATAAAATTGCGATTGATACGTTAAGCGATTATCGAAACAGGTACTATAAAAATATAGCAATTTATGAGCAGTACGAAAAAGCGGTGCAGTTTGAAATAAAACTACACAGGCTTAACTCTGTTCTGTTTGCTATGCTAACTTTATTTTTATACTCACAAATAAATTAAAATGCAATTAAACGACAGAGGCAAAGACCTAATTAAATTATTCGAGGGCTGCAAATTAGTAGCTTACAAATGCAGCGCAGCAAAAGATACTATCGGATATGGCAATACCTTTTATGAAGACGGAACACCTGTAAAACCAGGAGATAAGATTACGCAACAAAGAGCAAATGAGTTATTTGAAATCATAGCTAAGGACTTTGCTGATAGAGTTAAGCCATTAGTAAAGAGTTCAGTTACACCTAATCAGTTCGCAGCACTTACAAGCTTTGCCTATAACGCAGGTATCGGTAACCTTAGAAGCTCTACTTTATTAAGAAAAGTAAACGCTAACCCTAACGACCCTACAATAGCTCAGGAGTTTGCTAAATGGAACAAGGCTGGGGGCAAA